CCTGACTGTCACGTCAGAGCACTCACCTCGGGCATTAAGCCCCTTTCAATTCGTTACTTTGGAGTTACCTGTTATGACTATAACTAGTCCCAAGTCTATATCCTCTCGAACGGTTATTGGCCAGCAACTTGTTGATGGCTCGCAACCTATCTTGAGCGATGGAACAGCTGTCCTTAAGTGGACGAATACTGTTGATCGCGGGCCTAATAAGCCCGGGTGGAGACTGTTGATTGCTCGAGGGCTAAATGCCACGACCAATCTTACTGGGACTGAAACCAAAGCCACCGTGACAGGTGGCAGGCTTTTGGAATATCGAAAGTTTATACCTTCGAATCCCTCAGCCACGGTGTTATATTTCTTAGAAGGAGGCTTTAGCCTTTCTCTAAGTGTAACAAGTAATAACCCTTCATCGATCGACGATACGAAAGCCAATAACGCAGCACTCCGTAAGTTTGTCAGCAAGCTCGATTCTGTTAACACCGCGTTTCAAGGCGGTGTCTTTCTTGGCGAGCTTGCCGAAACTCTTCACGGCATCAAGCATCCTGCTCAAGGGCTTCGCAAACTTATAGACCGCTACTATTATAGCGCAATTAAATTGCGCGGTAGCCGTCTTAGAGGTGTTCGCTTTCTTAATCAAAAGAAGCGTTCTCTCCGAGAGTTTGGGAATAACCTAAGCGAGATGTGGCTAGAACACGCGTTTCACTGGAAGCCTTTAATGAATGATATCGATGCAGGAGCTCGTGCTCTTGCTGAAATCGGTACCAGACAGTGCATCGTCAGTCGGCACATTAGTGCTGTTGGCGAGGCTTCGGCTAACGGTGAAGATACAGCTGCCCAACATGTAAATGGTGGGCTCCGCTGGATCGATCACGCGGTCACGTTCGACCACTCTATAGTGGTTTATCGTGGGGCCGTTCGGGTAAATGCAAGAGATAACGCGCTTATGGCACCTCGTCTGCTGGGTTTTAACCCTGCATCCTTTGTGCCAACAGCATGGGAGCTCTTACCTTACTCGTTCTTGATAGACTATTTCACCAATGTTGGTGATATACTCAGCGGCTGGTCGCACTCTATATCCGAATGTAGCTGGGCCAATAGGACCAGCATCAAAGAATATATTGTGCGTCGATCAGTGACTAGTAAAGCTGGACTTTGGTCCGGCGATGCTAATCACAAATCTTTCAGCTTGAGTCCTGCGAAAGTGGAAATTGCCAAGCGTACCGTCTCACGCTCATCGTATTTGGGGAGTTTGACTCCTCGCTTTGAGTTCGAGATTCCCGGTCTCGGGAGCAAGAAATGGCTAAATATAGCTGCTCTTGTGGTAGGCAGAAGCAATGACCGTTCCTTTAAATATGGCGATTAACTATCCCAAACGGAGCTTAACATGTATAACGCACATAGCGTGTATGTTGTTTTCAGTGATCTCACAGATCCTTCCCTTTTCACTGGTGGAGCTATTGAGCGTTATGAACTCATTAGCTACGTTGTCCATCGAAAGATGCACAACAGATACCTTGTGACGAGGATGGAACAAACGGTTCATCGTATCATTGAGGCAGCGCGCATTCAAATCCACAAACCGATGGTCTCACGACAAGAGTCGTGGGATCTTCGTGAATTTGAGGAAATTTTGCTTGCGTTTTGCTTCTACTGTCACGGTGAATTCGCGCAACTTTTTGAAACCCTTGAAGGGCTTCCTTACGTTGCGTTGTTTTCCTGGGAGATTTCTGATGTCCCGAAAGGGAGAGGAGACCTCACATGACGTGGGCCCCCGCTTCTCCGGTTACCGGTGCCCCTGAAACCGGACTGACATCCCCCACCTATACGTTGGCCACAGATGTGGCTCCAGACGTAAACGGTGTGGCCCGAGCCGTCACAACGCTCGGAGGCACCCAAACGGGTGTCGAAGTTAGTTCCCCCTCGAACCCGTTCACCTTGCTTGCAACGCGTCCGAAGGTTCTTCGGACCCTTCCCGCGTTGCTTGCGAACGGGCAACTTCCGACTGTTCCCAAAAACACTTGGACTGTCAGCATCCGTAAGGGTGTTGATGTCCTCGCTGGCCAGCCGAAGCAGGTTATGCTTGCTAAGCTGGAAATCGCTGTACCGGCAGGTGCCGATATTGCGGATCCAGAAAGTGTTCGGGCGGGACTTAGTCTTCTCATTGGTTCCCTTTGGGAACAGAGCAATGAGTTGGGCGACGCGATTATCACTGGTGTCATCTAAGATACCTTTGACTTTCACGTTAGCGTACACTTGCATTTTTGCATGTGTATTAGCCCTTTGGGCGTACCCTAAATGGTTACGCCGGTTTTCCAAGCAAAGGAAAACTCCTATGGTTCCTCGACCTCGTAAGAGACCTCGAAATCCGTAGGCAAGACTAAGTACCCAATCGGTTGTTGATCTTGGAGGAAGTGACTTATGGCAATGTCAGAGTCGTTCTTTGAGGCCTTGCTTCTAGACTTGAAGGATGAACTACCCCCTGGGTGGAGACCCGGGGATGATT